ATGATAGATGATGAGAATAATTTATATTCTTTTTATACTTTATCGTATGAGGGATTGGAGGGAGATTTTGACGAATTGCTTGAGCAATATGAAGACATGCACCCTGAAGACCAAGAACAATTCAGAGACATAGCAAAAAACATAGGTAGAGAGGAGGATATAAAATGCAAGAAATAGCAATAGTATCTATGTGGTTTGTCATATGGATACTAATAATATTTTAACGACAACAACGAGGAAAAAAATGATTAAAATAATTCAATCCAAAAAATATAAATGGCAGATTCTAGAAAATTATTCTGATGAAATTTCTGAATGTCTTGATTGTGGATATGAGGGGAAAGACGTGGCAGAGAGCGATTCATTTATATTTGACGAAAAAACAGGAGAAAGGCATATCTTTTGTCCAAAATGCAAAAGTTATAATTACTACATAAAATAGGAGAAATCAAAATGAAAGAAAGACATGATATTTATGGAATAAATGGAAGTTGGGCAGACATTCGAGGAGGAGTAGAGAAACACAAAGACGGTGGATTTGTGATGTATGCAACGATTCAAGATGAAATAACATTTGGAATTAAATATATTGGATACAAGTATAAAGATGCTAGGGAAAGATTCAAGAAAGCATTACAAAAAGAAACAGATAGTTATTTTGTAGGACAATAATAATTAACAACAAACGAATTCATGCTACACGGGGTAGCTGAATAAACTGAGATGCTATAAGGTAGATAGTGTTGGTGGCATATAACCTAAAGATAACTATTTATGTGGCGACACCACGTTAAAAATTGGGTGTTATCTATATGCCGAGAGGGAATGTAAAAGCAGTAAGTACCACTTTTCCCCTATCTACTGATAGCAACGGGAGATAAATAAATGAAATATAAAAAACTAAAATACAATGTAGATTTTTTATCAATGGAGCAACAGTCAAAACTATATAATTTGTTAGAAAATACTGACGAAAAAACATTACAAACTGTAGATGAAATATTAGAAAGATATGTTTTTTGCAGACTAGCTAAAACTGTAGGATTGACAGCAGTAACTGGTGATGAAAATTTTGATGTAACATTATTGGAGGACAGTAAATGAAGACAGAAGATATATTACTTGAACTTAGTAAGGGTAGTACCCGTAGACCTAGAGTTATAGATGATAAAACATTTAATGAGAACTGGGATAGGATTTACGGCAAGAAAAAAAAGGAGGATAAACAAAATGATAAAAAGAAATCGTCATAAGATATCTAAGATATCTATTAAAAAGAAAAAAAATAATAGATGCAAGTTAGGTAAAGCATCAATAATTAAAGCAATCAGAAGAAAAAATAGAGACATGTCAAAAGGTATGAGAGCAACATGTTATAACAGTAACTACGGTTAGGAGATATAAATGAAGTGGTATCAACAATATAGTAATCAATACCGAGACAGTAAGGTAAGACGAGCATGTGGTTCTAACTTTTTAGAGGGCATGGGTTTTTATATTACATTAAAACAAATGATAGCTGATAACTATGAGGGTGGTAAACCTGAAGTTGAGTTTGAGTTTGCATACTTAAAAAGTATTTTAGCTATAAAAAGTATGCGAACTTTGGACAAACATCTGAGAAGTTTGAGAGCATTTGGGTTGATAAAGTATGAAAAGTCAGAGGAAACTGTGACAATACTTATGCCTGAGATTGAGGAAACACAAGACAATTATACTAAGAAGTGTACGAACAATGTACGTACTACATTACATAACAATACAAAACATAACAATACAATAATAGATATAGAGGAGGTAAGATAATGATGGTAAGAGTATACAAAGATGTTTATGTGGGGTTGTATGAGAATCATGAAGATGACTACAAACAAATTGCTTTGGATGTAGCATTAGATTGTTTGAGTGATTTTGATGTAGAAATATTGGAGGATAAAGATGAGTGATATAAATAATGAAAGTGTTATTGAACAAAAGTATGAAGATGCTGTTGATGAGATAACAAGTAAGACTGTTGATGAGTTCTTAACTTTATGTGAGGACGAGGGTATTAAAGATATGGTACCTAACATTGATGTGGTCATAGATGAAATCGCAACGAGGTGGGCTAACGGGAGTAGAGGATGATTGAAACATTAATAATATTGTTTGCTTTATTTTCTATTGCAATAGCTGTATGGTTTTGTAAGGAGTAGGAAATGAAAAAAGATTTTAACCCATTTGGAAATACATTATACTTTCCAAGAGATTGGCATAGACCTGATGTAGATACCATGATAGCAGTGCGTGAGATGTACGAGACGGGCAGTGTAGATAGTTTGCTAGTCAAGGCATACCCTGACAGCAGAGAGGACTATAGAGGGATACACAAGAAGTATAAAAAGTATGAGGATATATAATGTTAGATGATAACGACATAAAGAATCTGTTTACTATGATGACTACTTTATTCGGTCATAAGTTTAAGAGTGGATATGGTACCGGTATGCAGGGGAATAAGTTATCTGTTACAGGTAAGGTATGGAAACGTACACTCAATGGTGTACCACATATCAGACAGGTGATAGATAAATTATTCTTACCTGATAGCGCAATCTTTCAGAGCAAGGAATGGTGTCCTGATTTAAGAGAGATTATGCAGATGTGCCTTGACATATCGAAGAACATAGACGAGAATATAAAAAGTAAAACATTGAAGTTAGAGACGGATGACCACAACGTAAGATTCTCTGAGTTCTACGTTGCGAATCATAAGGGTGATAATGATAATGATTATCAGTATCATATAGATAATATAAAAAAACATGGGAGAAATAAATGATAGACAAAATGAACGGAGAGATTGAAGCATACAAAGAGATAAAAAGTTTGTGTGAAGATATGAATAAGATACAACACAGTACAGATATTGATAGTATTATTGGATTCTGTGACAGGATGATTGAGCAGTTACAATATACTGTGGACGGTGCTATGGAAAGCATGTATGAATCATTTAAAAAGAATAAAATAAATGGAGACCTATCAGATGAAACTATTAACTGATGCTAAGAATAAAAGTCAAATGGTATTGGCGCACTTGCAACACTATGGAAGTATAACTACATGGGATGCAATAACCAAGTATAAAGCGACAAGACTATCAGCTATCATCTTTAATCTTAGACATAAAGGATATAACATTGAGAGTCTCAAGAAAGAGAATGATGACTGTAGGTTTGTTGAATATATATTACATGAGAAACGGGAGGATGCAGTATGATTGACAAGCTAGTTAATTTCTTTTGTGAATTACCTGATTATGCACAGGTATTCATAGTAGTATCAGCTATCGTATTGTTTTGGGAAGTAATCTTATAGTGGCTAAACCACCTAGTAAGAAGACTAAACAAGAATACAATAGGGCAGTTGAGTTCGGGTGTGTGGTTTGTAAGAAATATTATGGACTACGCACCGAGCCAACCATACATCACTTGACAGGTGCAGGTATGGGATTAAAAAGTAAAAGATTTATTCCGTTATGTCATGAGCATCATCAAGGGAGTCAAGGAGTGCATCACAATACGAAACTATTTGAAGAACGATTTGGTACACAAGAAGATTTACTTGACTGGTACTTGCAAAACATAACAGAGTAGAATATATTAACCTAAACAAATGGAGAATAAAATGAACACAGAGACAACATCAAAAAAGATATGGGATACACTTAGTCCTATTGATTGCAGTAAACATGTAGAAAAGAAAGGTAGTGGTAACTTTGTAGCTACATATCTATCTTGGACTTGGGCATGGGGAATCTTAATGGAGAACTTTCCTAAATCTTTCTATGAGTTTGCGCCTAACGAAACACATGCAGACGGGACAGTTACAGTACATTGTATTGTTAATGTTAATGGAATCATAAGGAAGATGTGGCTACCTGTTATGAATCACATGTTTAAAGCTACAGTTAATCCTGATGCTAGACAGATTAGTGATGCCAAGATGAGATGCTTAGTTAAATGTATAGCTATGTTTGGTCTTGGTCATTACATCTATGCAGGTGAGGACATACCATCAGCAGATAAAGAAAAGACTTCTGATAAACAGGTAAAGAAAGAATCAAATGAAAACCAAGTACCACCTAAACATCAAACCAATGAGGTAAAGGATACTATCAAAGGGGATGTAGAAAAACTAAAAGCTAACCTTGATAAAGTTAGAGACATCAAAGATGGAGCAGAGAAACTTGGGCAGTCTATATAATTTAAGAGCCAGTCAGATAGCAAGAGTCATAGGGAATGATGACTATTGTTCAAGGCAGAATCATTTTGCTATTCTGATTGGTGATAAAGAAGACAAACCTGTTAATGAAATGTTTACATCACACGGGCATGAGTGTGAAAGATATGGTGTAGCGCATGTCATGATTGCTACCCAACTCCTCGTTGTTGACTGTGGTTCTGATTTATTAGGACCACAGGTTACAATAAAAGAGGACTACATGAGTACAGATGACACAATAGTACAGTTATCTTGTACACCTGACGGGTTTATTGATGAGAGAAATGCAGTGGTTGAGATTAAATCACCGTACTTTAAGCAGGAAGATTTTGATAAATATATTAATAGATATTTACCACAGATATATTTCCAACAGTATCTTGTAAGAAGAAGTAGTAGGAAGAATAATGCTGACGGTACATACTTTTGTATATATCAAATGGGTAACACAAAGTTATATTATATACCTTACAATGAGGACTATATTAATAACTACATGCTACCAAAGATAGATGAGTTTGCTAGATACTTATTGAAAGGTAGTCTCGATAAAGACTTCAAGACAAAAAGAAATAGCAAGGAATCATTTATATATAACGGGGAGGTGAAATACAGTGAGTGCATTTAAGCTACCAAGTATTGAGCTAGAACAATTAGTAGATTATGTGGAGAGACTTGGCATACAGAAAGCTGATGCTGAGAGTGAACTACATAGACTAACTGAAAACAAAAAGGTTGCTATGGCAGTAGCATTACTTAACTGCGCTGATGTTAAAGGAACACAGGCGCACAAAGAAGCTATTGCTATGACAGATGAGGGTGTTGTTATGTACATAGATAAGATAGCAGATGCTAAGAAATTAGTAACTGAACTTACCAGTAAGATATCAGCACAAGAACATAGGTTAAGATTGTTTCAAACTCTAAGTGCTAATGAACGTAGAGAGAAAGGATTTTACCAAAGACTAGGAGATTAATATGTCAAAATATATAAACCTTGCAATTAAAAATGCAGACACAGGAGAGAGAATATACATTAAGTTATTCACTAACGATAAAGAGTATGGTGAAATCAATGAAGTGTTATTCAAGAAAGTAAAGATAATAAGTGAGACTGAAAACAGAAATGCTCAATCATTTATGGGTAACAGTAAGTATAAGAACTTGAATAAAGAGGGTAAAGATTTTACTATCAATACTAAAGATACATATGAGTTCTCAGGTTGGTTGAAAGAGGATGACTATGAAACTAAAAAGAGGATAGATGAAATAAAAGAAGTGTTCGATGGAAATGGAACACCATTCTAACGGGAGAAACAATGGAAGAAAAGAAACAAACGTATTGGGATACGTGGTATTCACGTCCTGAAAACAAGGAAAGAAAGAAACAATATGCAAAGGAGAGGTATTATAAAAAGAGAGATGATATCCTGAACAAAAAGAAAGATAGATTGTCTAATGAATCAGATGAACAAAGACAAGCTAGACTACAGAAGATGAGGGATTACTATTACTCTAGGAAAAGTAATGACAATCAAGATAGATAAAGATGTACCTATATGTAATCAAGGTAGACCTGAAAAGTACAGAGAATACTATGATGCTATAGATACTATGAAACATGGAGACTCTTTTGAAGTAGAATGTATGAGAACATGGGATGCATGTAGACAATACCAATACACAAAAGAGTTTCAATCCAAGAACAAAGGTGTTAGGATAATTACTAAAAGATATACTGGTAATAAGTATAGGATATGGAAAGTATTTGAAAGCTGAAATGCTGTCAATGTTATGCGCTAAGTCAATGAACCTTGAACTAGGTTCGGGTAACCACGATGCCATAACAACAGAAGATATAGCTCACTTCTTAGGTACTCGCAATCTTAAGAACAGAGAATACGATATGCTTATGGCTAAGTATATAGATGACCACCAGTCAAGAGCATCCCTGTATGACGACATCTTTGTAGAGTGTTGTGATATCTTTATGAGAAACCATAAAGCTAAAGAATTAAGAGAACATAAATACTTTATGAGAATGTTTATCTACTTAGCATTTCGTGAAGTGTTTTATGAAACGTGTTTCGTATGCCAAGGCAGAGGAACAATATCAAATGGAGATAGGATAGAGAAGTGTATGCATTGTGATGGTACGGGGCAGTTCATATACGATGATGATAATAGACCTGAGTTCATGGGGATAGAAAAAGAAAAGTTTATGAAGTTTAAGAAATCTTATATGGAAATGTTAGACATGATTAAAGGTATAGAGTTGAGTGCGTTAAGCAAGATTGGTGATGAATAAATTAAAATGGATTAGTTCTTTTATCTTAACTATAGGAATTATACTCACCTCGTATAATATATACCCTGTCAATCTCTATGTTCAGGCAGTCGGGGTACTCGGTTGGTTTATCACGGGTATCCTGACGAGAGATAATCCTCTCATATTTATCAATGCAATAGGTTTTGTTGTTCTTGTGTCAGGTATGTACTACTCTTGGAAGAATATAGGGGGCTAGAATGGACGTTATCAAGTTTATTCCAGTTCCCTATATCAACAGTACCGACTAGTGAGTAAGTCTTTTCTCGTCTACTGTAGCACCCTTATCTGAGGTCTCAATGTTTTCCTCTGATGTAGCTTCCTGAATTGCTGATAACTTGGGTGCAAGTGCAGGAATCTTAGCAACAAGTCCTTGTAATTCCTCAATCAGCTCAGCATCTGACTTATGTTTGTTATCTTCCATGTTGATATTAATATTCTGTGATGAGTAGTTACCCAATTCTAATATTAATTTAGCGCAGTTAAGACGAACTGAGTCTTGGTCTGAATGTAATAGGTCTTCAAGTACATTGATTGCTTTACCGGATACAGATGTAATTCTTTCTTCGTTAATCTTTCTGATTTCTTTTTCGTATTTTCTTTTTAGATAGTATCCCATTTGAGATGGGTTCTTATTGTATCCTGCTTTCTGTGCTGACTTGGTTGCATTAGCCAGTGTCTCTCCACTTGTAAAATATTCTACAAATAGTTTCTCTTTCTTTTCATCTGCTACTCTCATTCTTCATCCACCTTTTTCATTAACCATTTTTTAAGTTTGTTTATTTGATGTTCAGGTACTGGTATATCAAGTCTGAATTTAATCCAAGACTTATCCAATACTAAACTCCCGTCTATATCTGTTCCCTCTTTATCACCTGATATATGAGAGACTATAGTTATAGTTTTTTCATTCTCCTCAACTATTAGACCGAGTGATATACAGTCAGCTAGTTCAGGTTTTAATTCTTTAATGTCAGTCCACCCTTGTGTTGGGGTTACTGCATCTTCCCAATTTAAAAAAGTAATTATTGGTTGCATTATTTATTCCTTAGATAATTAAGATAGTCAGCGCCCTCCTCAACTTCCCAAAATATTTTAATGAAGTCAGGGTGTGAGTCAGGTAACTCTGTATTGAATACAGCAACAGCACAAGCAGACATCATCTTACATGGTAGATTAAGTTGCTTAGCAAAGTTGTCATATTTTTTGTACGAGCCAACTTGTACGCAGTGCATTATCTTATCATTGGTTGCATCCTTAATCGGTGAGTAACCTGATACATGTGTATGCCCTGCTATAAGTAAGTGGTCTCTTGCATTGAACAATGCATGTCTTACGATTCCGTGTGCAGTGTTATACATAGAGTGTCCTCTAAAGTTATGCGCACAGTTTACTTTGATTTCGTGTTTAGGTAATTTAATTTTAAGTCTTGCGTTATGGTTAGAGTATATAGTCTTTAGAGGTTTACACATCCATTTGATTGGGTCTCCCTCCATAGCCCACATATCATGGTTACCTGCAACTATAAATATATAAGGTGTTGCATTGATTAACCACTCAACTAAAGCCCACTGTTGTTCCCCGGTGGTGCTTTGGTCTGCCCATAAACCTGCTAACTTACCACGTCTAGCCCAGTTGTTAGACAAATCACCAACAGAACAAGCAAACATACCATCTGTAGCATTGACTATATCTATATGCTTTCTAAGTGATACCCAATCACATCCATCATCATCAACGTGTGGGTCTCCTTGTATATATAATCCGATAGGTTTCTTATCATCTATCTTTATGTTTATAAATTCTTCGCTTTTTTCTCTAGCTTCTTTTCTTTTGAATACTTCTGTTCTTGCATTGATTAGTTCTTCTGTAGACCAATCAAGATTCTCAGCTTCTTCTAATTCATAATTCTTTGCTATCAGAGGACTTACTGTTTTCTTTTTACAGGTTTGACACTTCCATCTTTTCCTTTGCTTGTGAGTTCCACATGTTCCTGATTTAATCAGGTGAGTTGATTTACAATGAGGACATTGTAGTGCATTACCATCCTCGTCTCTTTGTATGATGCCTACTCTACTGTAGTTACCACCATTGTTATTGATTTGGTATGTCATTTTTTTCTTCCTCACTTATTAGATAATCTAGATACCAACGTGCTTTCTTTAAATCTTGCACAGGTGTGCCTTTATATGGAAATCTTGTAACATACTTGATAATGTTACCTCGGACATAATCCATATCCCATGACCGAATATACTTAGTAGTCTCTATCCCTTTGGTGTAATGGGGTGGATGACTAATAAGGTCTTCTTTCTTCTTGCTCATCAATCTTATCCATTATTTCCTCCCAACTTATTGGTAGACAATTAAAGAATACTACACCACCGTATTGGTAGTCAAGTCTTCCTCTTATTCTGTCTTTGATACTGAACCTAGCATTAGGTTCTATGGCATGGATAGCCCTGATGATTTGCATTTCCCTCTTTGTATAAGGGATGTTAGCACTCATAGTTATCTCCTATTAGTTTAAGCGAACATCCACCTTGTGATGTAGTACGACATAACTAATATTAGTATAAACTCTAAGACTGATAGCTCAGGTCTTAGATATTTCGTTCTTACCTTACTTAGCAAGAACTTTATTATATCTATCATCTCATTAAAGGATTACTATTTCTAGCTTTTAAGTCCTCTACCTGTGATTTTAATATAGATATTTCTTTTTCTAAAGGGGTAATATCGGGTACCGATTTAGATTCTAGCACCTCAACCCTTTGAATTAATTGACCTTGGAAAACAAATAGACTACCAAGACTGATAGCTATACCTAGTATCCCTGCAATTACCTTGATGTCCATAGTGTGTCCTCGTATGTTTGATTCGGATAAATGTTTCTGATATCAGTATAGGTAGCATTAGTATATGTACCTATATCAATGTTCTGCAACTCAGGTTGTATAAATATATCTGAGTTTACATTAGAGTAAGATGATATCTTGTTCTCTTTTGCCATAACTTTTGCAACTATCATTTGTGTTGCTCTAAGCTGACCATCTATTGTCTTTATCTTTTCAGCTACCTTTACAGAGATTTCTTCTACTGTAATTTCAACACCCCCACTGTTGTCTTGTGCGCTTTCAGATACTCCTCGTGATTCTGTTTCGACAGTTCCTCTTGTACTTTCAACCACTTCTGTATATCCCTCTGTTTCTTCGACAACTTCTTCTTCATAAATTTCTTCCTCTATAACTTCGTTAGATAATACAATAGTTTCTTCTATAAATTCTTCTTCTATAAAAATAGGTTCTTCTATTATCTCTACAACTGGTTCTTCAAATACCACTTCTTCAATAATAGGTTCTTCGTAAACAAATTCTTCTATATATATTTCTTCTACAACCTCAGCTACAGAACTTATGTGTTGTGTTTGTTCTAATGATAATACTGTAGGGTCATATGTCATAGTAACTGATATGTTATCTACGTTAGGACCACCGAGAGTACCTGTTGACGCATCTTCTCCTTTGATAAATATATTACCGTAGTAACTACCTGTGCCTGTATAAGTTACAGAATCAGTAAAGTCTACACCATTGATACCTGTTACATCTGTTCTTGTTTGTGTTGTGGTAGATAATACCTGACTATTATTGTCAAGTATTGTTAGGTCGATTCTAAAACTATCTGCACCCCCACAACTAGGACACCAAGAACCTACACCACCCTCACCATTTTGTACTTCTACTGTAGAGTTAAGAGTAATACCATTGTCTAACATCTGTGTAGTAATATCATCTGATGTTAAATCAAATGTTTGTTCTATTGAACCACTAACACCAAACTCTAAGTCATGTCCACCTGGACAACAATCACTAATACGTTGTGCTTCATCGGTTAGTGTCCAACCTGTAGTGCCATTGTCAAACGTACCATTGGTAATTAGATTACCTGTGGTGTCTGAATTTACTGTTATTGGTATTAGAAGAATTAGTAAAATACTTCTCATTATTTTTCTCTTTAGTTCTATAAAATCCACCGACTTCTTCCCATCTTTGTTTAGCTTGTTCACCTATAAGTCCATCAATTGGGCAATATGTGGACGACATAGCCATGGCATACCACACATCATAGTCTTGACAAGCTAATGATATTGCTGCCACTTTCATTGATAAGGCATTTAAGAGTTTAATCTTCTTGCGTTTTTCACATGCCCTGTCTATATAGTAATTTCCGTATGAGAGTCCAACTCCTATGGTCGTTACACCTAAGGACAAAGGTACAACACAGCTATCCTGCCCGTAGACAGACATTGATGGAGATTGAGCTGAGTTGACAGCAGTCTCTTGATTACTGTTATTCGTTGTAGAATTAGTAGTTGTATTCGTTTGTCCACCACTATAGTTATTGGTTGTCTCTTGTGAGTAGCCCCCACTTATGGTTGTGTTACTGCCTGATGTATTGGTTTGTGAATTCGTTGTAGCGCCTGTGCTACTGGTGTCTGATACAGCATCTTCTATTGCATAACCTAGTATCAGTATTGATAATACAATCATTGCTAGGAATAATTTGTTTACCACTTTTTACAACTCCAATACCTAGCTGTTAGTTTAGATTTAGCAGTATCACACTTGTGTCTTGCTCTAAATGATTTACGTCTTGATGGTATGTTCTTTTTAATCTTCATATTAGCATCACCGAATCTGATAAGTTTAATCTTATCTCCCTCTTTAGCTAATACAGCAAACTTTTTACCACCTTTACGTGAGTTCTTTGGTTTGTTATATCCTGAAAATGTTTCACCTGCTCTTGTTATTGCCATGTTATTTCCTTGTTAATGAACCACCGAAATACAATCCAATGATTGAGAATATTGTATGTGATTGTAAGTTAGTTATATAAATCGTATTGCCTTGCTCAAA